CCCATTGACAGGATAGCACTGGAGAACCCCATAAGCATCATCTCCAGCCGCATCCGCAAACCAGACCAGATAGTCCAGCCGTGGATGTTTGGGCACGGAGAGACTAAGGCGACTTGTCTCTGGCTGAAGAACCTACCAAAGCTGTTTCCTACTGACGTAGTAGAAGGGCGCTCTGACAGAATCCACAAGATGCCCCCCAGTGAAGACCGCTGGAAGCTAAGAAGCCTGACTTACTTGGGCATCGCAGAAGCAATGGCTGACCAGTGGGGACATACTACTAACGAGGAGAATCAATGAAAGACTTTGTAACCAGCCTGCCCTACTGTCCCTACTACGCTTTCTGTACCAAAGGCGACACATGTAGCAGGGCTCTGACGCCTGAGATAAAGAAGAAGGCGAAAGAGCAACGTGTCATCGTAGACTACTCAGTGCGGGTGCCTGAGTGCATGAATTACAAGAAGAACTAAGGAGTAGCGTATGCGCTGCGTAGCCTGTGATTGCATATTGACTGACTTTGAAGCGACACGCAAGTCAGCAGCGTCTGGTGAGTACCTTGATATGTGTGAGAGGTGCTTTCAACACATTAAAGGGTGCTTCGATGTGATAGAGCGAGAGGACTTACGTGGGCCTGTTCTGCCTGATGAAGATAAACTGTTTGAAGACGAGGAGGAGCCATGAGTCTGGACAAGGCTATAAAGCACGGCAAGGAAAAACGCAAGAGGCTCTATGGGGCAAAATCAGTCTCACCAAGTTGTAGGAGCCACGGCGGCTGTCCGGCCTGTGAAGGGGCTAGACAGTACAAAAACAAGAGAAGGCAGGGCATTCAAGAGACACCACAATGAACCTCTACATTGACTTTGAGACCAATATGGCCCATGACACTATCTGGTGCTGTGGTGTCAGCGAAGACGGACAGAACAGGCGCATAGTGACTGAAGCGGCTGAGCTGGCTCCGTTGGTGCAGAAGGCCGATAAAGTCATAGCCCATAACCTTGTAGGCTTTGATGCCGTCATTGCCAAGCGCCTGTGGGGCATAATCATCCCACCAGCCAAGATGGTAGATACACTGTTGCTGTCAAGGCTCCTGAACCCTAGCATGGACAACGGGCATAGCCTTGATGCTTGGGGTGAGCGCATGGGCTTCAAGAAGGGCACCTTCAGGGACTATGACGCTGGACTCTCTGCTGAGATGATTGATTACTGCATCAGGGACATTGAGCTGCTGGAGAAGCTACACAAGACACTGGTGCGTGAGCTGGCTGATGAGGGCTTCTCTGAGCAGTGTGTCAACATAGAACACAGTACCGCCATTATCATCAGGGAGCAGGAGGACAATGGCGTAGGCTTTGATCTGGTCAAGGCGCTGATGCTGCGTGAGCGCGTCCAGGCACGTATGGCTGAGATAGAACAGAAGTTTCAGATACTCTTCCCGCCCCGCACTGTAGAGCTGTACAGCGTAAACACACACAAGCCCCTGAAGGTGTATCAGGAGGTCTTCAATGTCGGTAGCAGGCAGCAGGTAGTAGAGCGTCTGTTCGAGCTGGGCGTAGGGAATCAGTTAACTGACAGGACTGAGACAGGCCGCTACAAGCTGTCAGAGACCGTACTGGACACCATTGACATACCAGAGGCTAAGCTGGTAGTCGAGTACCTGACGCTGCAAAAGCGTGACGGACTGCTTAACCAGTGGATCATTGCTTGTAAGCCTTCAGGGCGCATACACGGGCGCGTGAATACCATAGGCGCTGTAACAGGCCGTATGACACACGCTAGTCCCAATATGGCTCAGGTGCCTGCTGGCGGCTCCTACATGGGCAAGGAGTGCAGGGAGCTGTTTGTACCTGCTTATGGCAAGGTGCTCGTAGGCGCTGATGCTAGTGCGCTAGAGCTGTGTATGCTGGCTCACTACATGCGCGATGACGGCTTCACTGACTCAGTAGTCTCAGGCGACAAGGACAAGGGCACTGATGTCCATACGCGCAACAAGGTAGCTGCTGGTCTGGACACAAGGGATCAGGCTAAGACGTTCATCTACGCTCTGTTGTACGGAGCTGGTCCGGGCAAGATAGGCCAGATCGTCAACGGAGGCTTCAAGGAAGGAGCGGCTATGATTGATCGCTTTATGGCTAACATGCCTAAGCTGCGCAAGCTGATTGACAAGGTACAGCGTATGTCGATGGCTGGTAAGCTGCCTGGGCTTGATGGGCGCATGATCCGTGTGCGCAGTCAGCACTCTGCACTGAACACCCTGCTTCAGGGCGCTGGCGCAATAGTAATGAAGAAGGCCTTGATTGTTCTGTACAAGCGCCTGCGCAAAGAAGGCATAGAAGCCTTGTTTGTCTTGAACGTCCACGATGAGTGGCAGATCGAATGTGCTCCTGAAGTGGCTGAGACAGTGGGTAAGTATGCTGTAGAGGCCATCAGGGATGCTGGAGTAGCGTTAGGGTGCCGTTGCCCCTTGAGCGGCGAATACAAAATAGGTAAATCGTGGGCTGAGACGCATTAAAGCCCTTGACAACACCACCACAACACTATATTATCTCCATTGTTCAACAATGACAATAACGTCACAAAAGAGGAAACAAAGATGGCTAATGAAAACTCAGTAGTGCTCAAGAACGTAGAACTAGCATGGTGCTATTTCAACACTACCAACAACCTGTCTGGTAAGTATCAGGTCGATCTTGTCAATCTGACGCCTGAGCACCTGAGCCTGCTGGAATCACTGGGGCTGAAGGCGCGTACACGCAATGACCGCCCTGAGAAGGGTAACTTCATTGTGTGCAAGAGCGTCAGGCCTATGGTGCCTCTGGACACCAACGGCGACTTGATTGCCGACCCAGGCTCTATTGGCAACGGTAGTCGAGCCAGTGTGCGACTGACCTATTACGTACCTAAGAAGAAACCAGTGGGCGCTCCTGACCGCTCCCCGTCTCTTCAGAAGATTGTCATCACTGACTTGGTAGTCTACGGTGGTGCTGATAGCTCTGATGACGATGACGACTTGCTCTGAACCTGTGGGGGTGTAGTGCCGTAGTAGCTCGTAGGTCGAGCTGACAGCCGGGAACAGACCGGCATTTATTTCAAACGAGGATACAGCGGCATGAGCAAGCACTTCCTAACAAGCCTAGCGCTATCGGTCCTGTGTGTCGTAGCCGCCTTCTACTCTGGAGCTGGCTATGAAGTAATCCTATGGGGCATAGCAGCCGCTGTGTGGACAGGAGTGGCACTGGAGGAGCTGATGTTATATATGTTGGCTGAGAGGGATGACGATGCTACTGATTGACGGAGACATTATAGCCTACCGCACTGCCTTCTCACGAGAGGCTGATGACTTTGACGACCTGATGCGCATAGCTGACCAGTACGTCAAGCACATCGTAGCCAACGCAGACCCCAAGATCAAGCATTACTGCGTGTACTTGACTGGCAGCAACAACTTCAGAAAAGACATTGCAGTCACTGCCCCGTACAAGGGCAACAGGAAAGAGAAGCCGCCCTACCTTGACGACATCCGTAACCACCTGCTTGAGCACCACACCAGTAACCTGTCAGAAGGCGAAGAAGCTGATGACAAGATAGCTATACTGGCTACAGAGCTGGGAGCTTCAGCGGTAATCTGCTCCATAGACAAAGACTTCGATCAGGTGCCTGGGTGGCACTACAACTTTGTCAAGAACACCCGCTATTGCATAGGGACACAAGAGGGGCTGCTCAACTTCTACTGCCAGATCTTGACAGGGGACGCTGTAGACAATATCATAGGCATTAGGGGCATAGGGCCGCTTAAGGCTCGTAAGGCTCTCATGGACTGTAGTGACGAAGTAGCCATGTACGCCAAGTGCGTAGAGCTGTACGACAACGAAGGCAGAGTAATCGAGAACGGGAGGCTATTATGGCTGAGGAGACACGCAGGACAGATATGGGAACCACCCACGAGTGCTACGTGCTGATGCCTGTGTGGGCTCTGGCGATGTTAATGCGCGAGCACAGAGTAGCTTTCGGGCTTGATGGTGCTTATGACTCACACTACGCAGCAGCCAGACAAGCCATGAGAGCTGCTGGGTACACTGAGAATGGAGAACCCGTTGAGGCTTAAACAACCCAGACCCAAAAGCGTGAAGAAGCGTACTACCAAGCCCCCTAAAGGCTACGATAGCTGGTTTGAATACGACTTGCATCAGAAGCAGCTAAAGAAGCTGGAGCATCACTTAGGGACTATCGAGTACACACAAGTCAAGAGGTACGAACCAGACTTCGTAGCCGCAGAAGGCACAAAGCGGATATACATCGAAGCCAAAGGCCGCTTCAGGGACAGAGGGGAAGCAAGGAAGTACATAGATGTCAGAAGCGGCTTAGGGCCACAACAGGAGATCGTATTTGTGTTCCAACGAGCTAGTACGCCGATGCCTGGGGCGCGTAAGCGCCAAGACGGCACAAAGCTGACAATGGGCGAGTGGGCTGACAAGCACAGCTTCACTTGGTATGAGCCTGAGACACTACCGAGGAGATGGGGATCATGAGAATCTTAGTCATACCAGACACGCAAGTAAGCCCTAACGTGCCTACAGATCATCTGCTGTGGGCTGGCAGGTACGCTGTAGAGAAGAAGCCTGATGTGATAGTGCATATAGGCGACCACTTCGACATGCCTAGCCTCAGCAGCTACGACAAAGGTAAGAAGTCCTTTGAAGGCCGCAGGTACGTCAAAGACATAGATGCCGGTAAGGCTGCTATGGCGCTATTCATGGCACCAATACTGGAGGAGCAGGAAAGGCTCAGGCGCAACAAAGAGAAGATATGGAAGCCCCGCTTAGTGTTCACCCTTGGCAACCATGAAAACAGAGTCAACAGGGCTATTGAGTCTGATGCGATGCTAGAGGGCCTTATCAGCTACGATGACTTCGCGCTGGAGCAGTGGGGCTTTGAAGTCTATGATTTCCTTGAGACTGTAGTGATCGAAGGTGTCGTATTCAGTCACTACTTCGCCAGTGGTCCTATGCTCAGGCCTATAACGTCCGCTAGGGCTCTGTTGACTAAGAAGCACATGAGCTGCATTATGGGACACGTACAGGACAGGGACATTGCCTTCGCTCGCCGCGCTGATGGCAAGAGCATGACAGCCATCTTCGCCGGTATCTTCTATCAGCACGATGAAGACTACCTGGGCAATCAAGGCAACAATAGCTGGAGAGGTGTGTGGATGCTCAACGATGTCAAAGAGGGTAGCTTTGACGAGATGCCTGTGAGCCTTGAATATCTTAGGAGCAAGTATGGACAATGACGAAGTAAACAACCCTGCCCACTATAACAACGGCAAGGTAGAGTGCATCGAGGCTATAGAGGCTTCGATGTCACCAGAGGAGTTCAAAGGGTATCTGAAGGGCAACGCATTGAAGTATCTGTGGCGCTACAGGTATAAGGGCAAGCCGGTTCAAGACTTGGAGAAGGCACAATGGTACTTAGAGAAACTGAAGACAGTGCAGTAGCACATTGTGAACAGCAGCACAACCGAAAAAAAGAGCCACCGCCGATAGAGTGGCTGCGGGAGCAACTCGCGTATACCCCAGAGACAGGTAAGTTCAAATGGAAGACGGATAAGGGTAAGGGGCGCCGCGCTACACCGGGGGGGCATAGTGAAGGGCGATATGCTATAGAGGTCGTCTATAAGGGGGAACGCCACCGCTTAAGAGCCTCTCGTCTAGCCTTTGCGCTAATGGAAGGACGCTGGCCCAACGTAATGGATCACATCAATGGTGATAAGGCAGATGACCGCTGGTGTAACCTACGCGAAGTCACGAATGCTGAGAATGCTCGTAACTTCCCCCGAAACAAAAGAAATACCTCTGGACATGTTGGAGTCTCTTGGCATAAAAGAGACAAGAAATGGCAAGCGATAATAGGAGCTACTCAGGTAGGTAAAAGCTTGAAATACCTTGGCTACTTCGACACCAAAGAAGAAGCCATAGCCGCCAGGAAGGAAGCAGAGAAGCTCTACGGCTTTCATGAGAACCACGGTAGGGAACCTACTGAGCCATCCAAGAACGAATAGAATAGCTCAGTAG